GTTGAAACCGAGATGCAAGCTTTTGCGGCATGGTCTAAAAACATAAGAACTTTTAGAATAATAAAAGATGTCTCGGAAGTAGTAGACGGAAAAGAGATCTTGTGCCCTGCATCCGAGGAAGCAGGAAGCAGAACAACTTGCCTCGAGTGTGGCCTATGTGCCGGAACACAAACCAAATCCAAAAAATCAATTGCTATCGTTGCACATGGTGCAGGTAAAAAACATTTTGTTGCATAGTATAGGAGGCCTTGTGCCTCCTCTTTTTTGATGATACCTTTTTATTACGCACGTTCTCCTATAGACAGAGAGGCGCAGGTCGCAGGTCGCAGGTCTGTGGCTCTCTGTTCCATAGATTTAAGGCCGCAGGTCGCAGGCTCGCAGGTAGATCACAAACGCTGCCGATATATAAGGCCGCAGGCCGCAGGTCGGAGATGCAAGATCCATGGATCTGTAAGGCCAGAGCCCCTTCAAATAAAAATACATCGCCTTGGAGAGGTGCGTGGAGCAAGAAAAAACTTGCACCACCACAACGAGAATGCGCCAAATGCCAAGCAATTTGTGACTTTTGCACCTTTACCCTGCCATTTTTTAGTATTTTTAATTCAACCCATAGCGGAACACCATCCATACAGATGTAACAGTCTGGCATTCCTTCAGATACGCGGTTCTCAAGCCTCTGACAATGCGTCTTTTTTGGGAAGCTTTTCTTCAATACTTCCCATAACTGTTTCTCCGTCTTTGGCATTTTCTGTTACCTTATACTCACCTTCTACAAATGCATGTGGGTATGACTTTCTGAGCTCAGATAATCTATTCACTATTTCCTCTCTGGAAAGACTATCTATCTGGTGTATGTGGTTTGCCTCGCGTCTATCTATTGTAAGACCGCCAAGGCTCGAGCGTATTTTTTCGGCATTGATTGCCGCAGAATATTGCCCTGCCTCTTCAGCACCTTCTGAGAGCTCTGCAAGCCTCTTTAATTGTCCAAGCAAGGTAATTCCATATTTCTTTTCTCTAGTCTCTCTTAATTCTTTTATAAGTTCGACTACTTCTGGATATGATTTACCATCTAAAAGTTTTACTGCATGGTTACGAGCAGAGTCTTGGGCATACCCTGCCAATCTTGCACAATCTGCGTTTGAATTTTTGCCTTCAACATATAATTTTGCAAACTCTCTTTGTCTTTGTGTTAAACCAGAAGGCCTTCCAAGTTTCTTTTCCAATAGTAAAATCTCCTCAAATTTTAATTTTAAAAATTATTTTTTCGTGCGCGGTATGCTTTATAACCCTAAAAAGTGTAATAAATGTACTGAGAGTGTACTGAGCACTATCATAAAAAACAATAACTTAGACGACTCAGTACGTCAGTACGTTCAGTACAAGACTTTTTTAAAAAAATTTTTTTATTTTTCATCAGAAACTACTATATGTAAAAAGATAAAGATTTGTTCAGATAATCACTTGACATGGGAAAACCTATTCATTATTAGTATATTATCAACATTTTACTAGAAGGAACAGAAAATGACAACACAACAAACAAATGACCAGTGGATCGAGGACGGAGATTATTCCATCGAGAACCATGGTTCGGTGTTCTTGGTCTTCCCACAGAATGAGGATGCCAAGGAAAACTTAATCAACAATGTATCTAACGAAGTACCGTTTTTAGGTGATGCGATGGCCGTTGAACCAAGGTTCATTGTTCACTTAGTAGAGATATTTAACAATGAAGGTTGGAGGATTTGCTAATGAAGAAGTTAGTTTTAGCATCATCAGATATGAAATTAAAACATGTCGTGGAGGCCATAGAAGATTTAGAAAATATTTTTTCCGTTTGGGATGAAAATGTTTGGGTAAATTTTAGCGGAATTTGTGCCCCCATAGACACTACAGGGCTCGATGAAAGTGATGTCAAAAAGATAGAACGCATGCATACTGTTTTAAAACACTTAGGAAGTGTTAGAGAAAAATGGGAGATAGCGTAATGGGCAAACTAACAAAAGATAATCTTAATGATACAGATTTTAAAGCGTTTAAGGACGGTGTAGCAGATGCCTTGTTGTATGGCATAAGAGATGATGAACAGTCAGATTATTACTACAAGCAAGGCTATGATTTTGGCATTGCATTATATTCAGACATTGTATGTAAGGAGAATGTAAATGAATTTTGAATGGAACGATGAACCTGTGACGGTCGAGCAAGTAAAAAATTGGGTTGGTAGTGAATGGACATTCGACAATCTTTGTTTGCTTTTAGCTGAGTTAGCAAATGGGGAATACGAAGGAGAACAACTTAAACACGACATCCATGACACTTGGAGTAGCACACAATGACACGGTATGATTTATTACAAACATTGGAAATGATTTTTCCTAACAAAGAAGAAAATGATGCTTGGTTTGTTGCAAGCGAAGATGAAGGAATAGTTAGAATAGCATTTGTTGTAGATATAGAGGAGGAAAATGATAGAGACTGCATTAGTATGCCTCGCACTTAACATCTACCATGAAGCTCGCAACCAACCAACGATAGGTCAGGTGGCCGTGGGTCAGGTAGTAATGAACCGTGTTAGGGATGAGAGATTCCCTGACACGGTGTGTGGGGTTGTCAAACAGGGGCAGACCTATTCTTGGCAGCCCGACCTTCCAATCAGAAACAAGTGTCAGTTTAGTTGGTGGTGCGATGGTAAAAGCGATAGGCCGCAGGATAAAGAGGCTTGGGAGCGTGCTCTATTGTTAGCATCAGGAGTATATCTGGACAAACTACATGATTTTGTGGAAGGATCAACACATTACCATGCCATTTATGTCTTACCGGACTGGCATGAAAGCAAACAATATGTGGTCAGGATTAACGACCATGTGTTCTACAAATGGGAGAACGATTGATGTGGAAGCGTTGTACAGTTTGCGGTGAAAAGGCAGACGCAATAGATAATAATACACCTTATTGTGCAGACCATTGGTTTAAATACTTTACAAACGAAGGAGGTTTATATGGGAAAAATGAGCGATCTAGCAATCGAGCTAGAGGAGATGGAACTAAGCGTAGAAGAGTTTCGACAACAGATACGCGAGCTCAATGATGCCGTTGTTAATTTTCAACCGCCAAAACCCACACGGCAGACCAGAGCTAAGACAAGCTCTAAGATGGCTAGAAACATAAGTGGGTGGAGAAGAGGTCTGGGACAATGATACATGGGGATGACATAGATTTTCTTCTTGAGATACATGACAAGTATCAGGATGGAAAAATAAATTTAAACGAAGCAATTCGCAGGGCTCAATTAGTTTTGAATTTATCAGAGGACTCTTTGAAAAAAGTATTTATAGATATTGAAAGAAACAATGTAGTTAAGATTGCAGGCTAATGTTTAGATATAAAACACCACCATACGCCCACCAAGAAGAGGCACTTCGCAGGTCTTATGACAAGAAGAACTATGCCTATTTTATGGAGATGGGATGCGGCAAGTCTAAGGTATTGATAGATAATATCGTATGGCTCTATGACATTGGTCATATAGACACGGCTATTATCATTGCACCCAAGGGTGTGTATCGAAACTGGGAGCTCTCAGAAATACCTGCACACATGCCTGATCACGTTGACTATAGGGTGGACGTATGGAAACCAAGCCCCAACAAGGCAGAAAAAGAAAAGCTTATGGAAGGGGCAACAGAACAGAGAAAGCGGTTAAGAATACTTCTTATTAATGTGGAGGCTTTTGGATCAACAACTAAGAAACTGAGTTTATATCTGGCAAGCTACATAGATAACTGTAAATTTATGTTGGCCGTGGACGAGAGCACGACCATAAAAAATCCAAAGGCCAAACGGACAAAGAACATTATACAATTTGGCAAGCAGGCAGGATACAAGCGCATATTGACAGGCTCTCCAGTAACAAAGTCACCTATGGATCTATTTTCTCAGTGTGAGTTCATGGATAAATCACTGCTGAACCATGATAGTTATTGGTCGTTTCAGGGTCGGTATGCTGTAACACGCACACAAAAAATGGGCAATCACAGTTTTCAAATGATTGTAGGGTACAGAAACTTAGAAGAACTATCCGAAAAGTTAGACAAGTTTTCGTTTCGTGTAACAAAAGAGCAGGCCCTGGATTTACCAGACAAGATATACACAACTCGTGGTGTGTCTTTAACGGACGAACAACTCGAATACTATGTATCACTCAAGAACGTAGCAGTCGCATTGCTCGAGGGTGGTGATTTGGTATCAGCCCCCGCAGTTATGACACAACTTTTGCGCTTGCAACAAGTGCTCTGTGGTCATGTGATGACGGACGATGGTGAGCTAGTAGAAATACCATCGAGAAGAATAGATGCACTACTCGATACGATAGAAGAGATGCAGGGCAAGATAATTATATGGTCGCGGTTTAGGTATGACATAAAGAAGATAGCTAAAGTTCTCAAAGATAAGTTTGGTGAGGGCTCTGCGGTTACATTCTTCGGTGACACAACTGACAACGAAAGGCAGAACGCGATAGAAAGTTTTGAAAGAGGTGAGGCACGATTCTTTGTGGCAAACCCACAGACAGCAGGTCGGGGGCTCACGTTGAATGCAGCAACGAATGTGATCTATTACTCAAATGATTTTAATCTCGAGACACGCATGCAGTCCGAGGACCGATGTCATCGTATCGGTCAACATAATAAGGTACTGTATGTGGATCTTGTGTGCCGTGGTACGGTAGATGTGCACATTGTAAAGACATTACAAGGTAAGATTAAGATATCTGCCGCAACATTAGGAGAGAAAGTTAAGGAATGGCTAAGAATACCAACAAAATAATATTATTTATTGGGTTGACATGAACTTATCATTGCTTATATAACAAAACTAGAGATTTTAAATTATTACAGGAGATTTGATTGGATATTACGAAGTTTAAATCAGTAGCCATTTATGTGGAGACTCATGCAAAAGTAAAAGAGCTTGCCTATCAGGGTAGAAGGAGCGTTCCTAAACAAATGGAACTACTCATAGACAAAGCTTGGGAAGAACATTTGGCAAGCAAGAAGCTTGACGGTGTGAAGAAAAAGTAGGACACTACTAAACCACCCGAAGGGGTAAAACTTTATTTTATATTCAAGAAGGAGAAGACATGAACGATTTTGATTTATTCGCGCATATAGAACAAAAGATTGATGCAAGTAAGTTTGACGAAGTATCTACAGAAGGTGTTTCGGATCTATCTACACTTGTACGCAGGAAACTACAGATTGACAAAGACATTGAGGATGCAGAACAGCATCTTAAAAATCTAAAGTTTCAGGCAACTAAGATTTCCACAGAAGATATCCCTGCTCTCATGCAAAAGATGGGTGCCAATAAACTAGGGGTCGATGACCATGAGGTTAAGATCGTGCCCTTTGTTCATGCACGCATAAGCGAAGAGAACAAGGATAAAGCTCACGGATTTATTCGATCAGTGGGCGAAGGAGATATCATCAAGAACGAAGTAACTGTAAATTTTTCTGCGGGTCAGGACAATGAAGCAGGTGCGTTTGTAGATGAACTTAGAAGTCAAGGTAAAGATCCAAACCAGAAAACATATGTACATCATTCCAAGTTGAAGGCATGGGTTAAAGACAGAATCTCAAAAGGTGAATCAATAGACATGGATTTATTTTCAGTATTCACAGGTAACGAAGCAAAAATTACAAGGAAATAGTTATGACAGAAGCAGTAACAAAGAAAAAAGAAACAGCAGTAGCTAACATTATGGAACAGTTCGAGGCTCATGCAGGAGCAGGCATGGATTCGATTGGCACGGAGGATATGCAGATACCATTCTTGCGTATCTTGCAACCACTCAGCCCACAACTTCTTAAGACAGACCCAAAATTTATTAAGGGTGCGTCAGCAGGAGATTTGTTTAACACAGTAACAAGTCAGGTGTGGGATCCGGAAGAAGGTGTTGTTGTGATACCTTGTGGATATACAACTAAGTATCTCGAGTTCTCCTTCAGAGAAGAGGGTGGTGGATTTGTCCAGGAATTGCGCCCATCCAATCCAGATATTCAAAAGGTAGAACGTGTCGGCTCGTCTGAAAAGCTACCTTCTGGCAACGAGCTCGTGCGTACCGCACAACACTTGGTCATGATTGTGGACGAAGACGGTGGTACACAAAGTGCTGTATGTGATATGAAGAAGACACAACTGAAAGTTTCTAGACGTTGGAATACTCAGATGCGTATGTTGCAGTACAAGGGCAAGAAGGGCCTCTACAACCCACCGATGTGGGCAACAGTATGGAAGTTGAAAACAATCCAAGAGTCTAATGACAAAGGTTCGTGGTTCAACTTCGATGTATCGAAGATGGAGCCTACCGATGTGCCTGCCTCTGCTATTGATGCGGCCAAGGCACTCTTTGATAGTTTCAGAAATGGTGAGATACAAACTTCGAGTGTAAGTTCAGATGAAATAGATGGCTCTCCAGAGTCTACTGATGGTGACTTACCCTTTTAAATTTTGGTGAAGCTTGTTGTTGACGGGAGTTGGAGGTCCCCGAAAGGTTATGGAAGTGCTTCATCAATGTGAGTGTATTTAATTGGCGTTTTATCCACTCACAGGTTCCTTTCTATTTCATAACCAACCTCCACCATTATCTGGAGAGAATATATGAATCAAACGCAACGGTTCATGGCGGCTTTCAAAGGGTTTGAATACGCACATGGACAGACAAAAATACAGGAAGAAAGAGTGGCCGGAAAGCAAAAGGCCAACTCTAGAATTATTCGAGAGCCTCTTACAGAGGAGCTTGTAGAGTCTCACCTAAAAGGTATCCTTGGTGTAGGATCTATTCCCATAAATGAAA